AAATCTTTCAAATTTATTGTAAAATTTATTGTTGCAACGGCAGATCTCTTTGATCTTGGGACATATCCAATGTTTCTTGCTAATGATACTACATTTTCCCTTACAGTAGCACTATCAATGAATGCCTCATTGACCGCCATGTTTGTATTATAAGAGGTAATGTAAGAATTATATGCAAGATTATCAATTAGAACCGAGAAATTTGATCCTTCAAAGTCAAAATCAGTGAAATTCGAGTTAGATCGCAGATAATCCTTGATCTGAGTTCGTAAATCGTTGAAGTCTAAATTTGTAAACTGATTAAATGACATTTTATACCTTATACCCTAGTCGGTTGTAGTAGAAATTCTATATTTTGTTGTGGAAGTGGTAAACCTACGATCTGATATGCAATTTTGATCTCTAAAGAGTTTGAATCTTGATTTGCTATAACGTTAATATCACTTAAATTGATTCTAGGTTCAAAGTTTTTTAATAATGCTTCTATTTCACGCTCTAAAACATCTCCAATTCCACTATCTATAAGTTCAAAAAGGGAATTATCAACAGATGTACCAATCAAATCATTAAAAAATCGCTCATTGAACTTAGTTCTGCATAAATTTACAACAGATTTCTTAATTGCGTCTTGATTTTTAAGTACAGTCACATCATTTGTAACTGGATGTCTAGAAAAAGACAAACTAATGTCCTTAAATGCTCTAGAAATTTTAATCGCCATTCAAAAATAGGTATAACCCACACTATATGTATATCGGTTTTCCAGAGTTTTATATTTTAGGCATAAAAAAAGTGGTATTTAAACCACTTTTCTGACTCTTAGGTCTGAAGGGACGAAACCTTCTGCTTGTAATGCGTCTAAACGCTTCGTGGCCTCTTCTTTAGTCATGTTAGCACCAACTATGTCCCAACCTTGTGTAAAGAACTGCTCTACGTTATAAAGTTGCTCCTTTTCCATGTTACCTCCCTTGACCCCTGTAACGTTTTTTTGCCTTATTCGAGGCGGTTGAAGCATATTTAGTATGCTTTCCTCGACCTTGATAGGTCTTCTTTGGTTTTGTTTCTATCTGAACTTCTCCAGATAAACTTCTCATGCCCATAGTTTTTTCTCCGTTTTTTTATCTTTAGCGGCCGTGTTTTTAACGGCCCGATTTTTATAAGGTATAAGACCTCTTAGATTACCCGTGTTTTTTCGTGACCTACTCGAATCTTCGGATCACACCAGATATCGAAACCTGCTTCGATAGCGTCTAGACAGAACGAGACATCCTCGCCACACATATCTTGAACCTCACCAGATTCAAAGACTTGCATCTTTGGAGCGAACCAAGGATAAGGGAGACCCTCATGCTCAAATACTCCATGCTTTATAAGTAACCAACCAAATCCAGTGTAGTCACATGTGAAGGGTTTGCGACGTTTGCTCATCGTCTCTATGGTTTCATGATTCATCACACCACCATTCTGACGGAAATCATCCTCTTCTAACCAATGTGCAATAGAAGTAGTCTTTCCATCCTCTGTACAATACCACCCTGCTGCAATGTCTTTATCCATTGCTACAAGTTTATAAAACTTCTCTGTATCAAAGACAATATCAGAATCGATCCATAACTGGTAGTCATACTTAAGTTTTCCATCCCACGGTATTTGATCAGGACCACGTAATACGTTTGCACCAAGACACTTACATCTTGCAAAGTTTACCATTGAAGAATAGTCTTGACTTATCTGTATCGCTGCCCCACTCTGAACAAGATCAAAGCATAACTGTACAAATGCTTTTAAGAAGATATAAGAAACTCCTCTTCCTGGTAAACAAAATACAATTGTTTTACCTTTAATCATCTCTTTTGCAGCACCAAGATCAAACTCTGGTTTCTTTGCTTTTTTTGGTGCAGCAGTCTTTACTGTAAATCCTTTAGCCATAATCTCTGGAATACTATAGTGTTATTATACCACTTCAATCAAATAATTGCAATGGTTAGTTTTTATTTAGAGTAACATTGATACTCTCTTCGATCTCTTTAAGGTTCGGTTGTCTGCTTTTCATGAAGAGTATGTCAGCAACTTGTTCTTTTCTTATTTCTAAATTACTCTCTGGGACGTTCTTTAACACTAGCACGTCGTTCACAGAGATATTATACGTATTCATCTTCTAAGAATTTGTTTATAAGGTCTTCGAGATCATCTTTTACTGAGGCGTTTATCAGAAGGTGTTCGTCGTTCTCGATACGATACTGGATTGTCTCGACCAGTGCGTCCTTCTCGTATTCATCTAGTTCCAATCTCATAAGCTTTATTATATCATTCAAAAGTATATATTGCAAAGGGGTTTTTAACAATTTTTTATATTGGGGATTTTTTTTCTCTTTAAGAATATTAACTAGAGCTTTCGGTGAACTGATACAAAGTATCTATAATATTTCATTTTTTGACTACTTGGGGTCTTGGGGGTTTTTAAATATTCTCGGAATTTTTATAACACTCGCTTTCTGGGTTCGTTGTAGGTTAGGGACTTTCGTTTTTTATAAACGCAACGGGCATCAACGGTAACAACATAAAACGGCAAATAACTGCTCATAAGTGTTAAGAATGTAAGTAAATATGCTCTCTTTGGTTATTACATAAGACTGCAAATATTAAAAAAGAGGGTGTTAATAACCCTCTTGTAATTTGATTGTCTTAAGTGTTAGTCACCTCTTACAACTTTATAGGGTTCAGTGTTATCTAAGACCCCAAACATGTCGTAGAATAGTTTATAACCAGATTCCTCATATTCTTTGAGGATTATGTTATAAAGATCAGGTGAATAGGTGTTCATAAGTAATAAGAATTGAGAGAGGATTAAAGGACTGTTTATGTTACTTTGTTTAGAGGATATTGCCCCCACAAAGTATCATCCCATCCCAGAAATCTACTGTGCCATTGTTATTACTTCTGAAGTACCAATCCCAATTCTTTTGAAACACTTTGCAACCGTAATCTATCTCACATAAAATAGCATTTAGTCGTGATTTTGTGGTGTTTGTTTGATAACCACAGGATGACAATTTAAGTGCCTGATTGTTATGATCTAGGGTTGCAATTTGATGACCGTGTAGATAAACAGAGGAACAATTTGTGCTCTCATTGTATACAACCTGGGTATTAGATTTAGACCAGTTTGCTTTATTTGAAAGAGCGAAGTTCATTTGCTTTTCTATTAGTCTCATAATGAAATTAGGGGTGATAAGTAACATTTTTGTGGGTATCTCTCCCACCCCTTTAATATACTCCATGATGGGTGATCATGGGGGATTATTGACAATTTCGTTACAGTATGAAATAATTACACATAAGCACTCAAATACGTTCAGAGTTGTTTATAAGAATGCAGGGGCAATCCTATGAAAGATTTTGTATAAAACGTTGGAGAATCTTTCCCCCTTTGTTTACATCTTTCTCGAATTTTGTGTCCATAACTAATGCTAACTCTATAAAGAGTTGTGCATAACATTCTGGAACTCTGATGTGTTTTGTGTTACCTGAGTTAGGAAACTTCTTCTTAAATGGCATTACTTTTCTGTGCCTATTTGCCTCCTTATGTGTTATTATACCAGATCCACTAATTATTAGCAACCCCTTGACATTTTTATGCTTTCGTGATAGAATGGTCGCCAAGATCACTAAAGAAAGTAACATTTATCATAAGGATTCCATGAGGTTCTTAACACTTATTCCACACATTAAATATAACAATTCCACACCTTTTCCACACCCTAAGTATCATTAAATCAACGATTGTGGAAAACTAAGTAATAAACAGAGTTATATTTATAAGGGCATTTAAAACATGTTTTTACCCTTATTTCTGTGGAAAACTAACACTTTCTGTGGAAAACTCTCTGTTTTTCATTAACAATGTTCTTGTGTAATGTCCCATACTCTAATATAACATGATAACCAATCTTGTTGCTCTAATGTTAACTTAGTGTGACAATCCATTGTTTGAGTATCACTTTCATAGAGTAAATCGTCTGCTGACATATACTCTAAGTCGTGCAATGTGCAGTAGTCTCGTAATACATCAGATAGAAATTCAAGCATAATAAATGTTAAGT